ATTTCGCATAATGTAACTGCGTGATTATGTTACTTGCACTGCAACTTTTTAAAATGGCATTTTCCCAACCAGAAAATGTCATTTTCGTTTTCGAGGATGCAGTACATTTAACATCAATCCGCATTATGCGATTTCGGTCTGTTCTGTCTGCGACCAAGGAAGGGAGGAGGGACGTTCGACCGCCCGACCGAGCAGAACAGAACCAGATTTGAGATAGGGCACACTGCTATCTAATAGTGTGCCTGAGTCTCGAAAGTTTTTTTCAATTCCTGCTGTGAGCTATATATAACGGAGCTTTCAGAGTTATTGAGAATGTTTCTTATTTAACCACTATTTCGATTAAATATTGATCACTAATTTTAGTTTTTTGTTTCTACTTTTACATTTCCATCTCTATTAACTTCAATTATTCCATCAAGTAAAGTTTGTTTGATGATTTCATGAAATATTTCAGTATCTCTCAAAGGCTTTTTACCTGCTTTAACTAAATCTCTATTCAATTTTAAAGCAACTTCATTAAGTGCTTGTTCTTCTTCATCTGTAAAACGAAATGTCTTAGCCATTTGATAATCCTTTTAAAATCACTTAATTCTAAATGAATTTGTGATTTGTGATTGAATTCATATGTGATTTATGTTTTTATGTGTTAAAAGTGATTTATGAATTTGTGATTTCATATGCTCGATTTTCTCCGTTTAGCGATTCCAATCAATATTGCGTTTGTTCGCAGTCTTGATAATCACCATTGGTTTAATGGTGATATTCGCGACTATGGAATTCCTGCAGCTACACGCCATGTAAGTAAGTCAGATGATGGTCAGACAATAACAGGGGATTTGTATCATCCTTATGAGTCATTAGCCTCAGACTTTACTGATATGGCTATGAAGTTCTATACAAATACGATGAATACACCGCCTTATGTTGAAATCAAAGCATCACCGCTTAAATTGCTTCAAGGTCACAACGTATATGGTTTTGAATCTATTGAATTAGGTGCAGATCAAATGCTTGGCATGTTGATTGAAGCATTTCCTAATTTGGTTCCAATTTTAGATTTTGAAAAAACCGAAGTATTGCACCTTGATACGACTTACTTATTTAGATTGCCTCATCAGAACATGGTTCAACCTGTTTTGGATTACATGGCAAATCTTGCATCTGGACACCGTAAAGCCCGTCAAATCAAATATGAAAACTATATTACTTGGGGTAATGACGGTGCCAGTGTTCGTCCAAAGGCTTACGGCAAATTCGAAGAAGTAAAAAGCCAACTTAACAAGATTCAGAAACAAGCAGACAAGGGCTGTCAACGCTCTAAAGCCTTAGTTTTTGCAATGCATGATGCCTTACCGTTTGCTAATGCAGTTCTTCGTTTAGAAGCTCGTATATGTAAAACATACATGACCAAAAACGGTTATCCGACAAATTTATTTGAGCTAATAAAGCTTCAACATGAACAGCCAGAATTATTGCTACGCCTCTGGCACGTAGCTTTCGACCCGATCTTAGACACAATGAAGGGTAAATATATGAATTTTTCATCAGATGGAGAAATCTTAGATTTACTTAAATCTAAGTTGGTTACATATACAAAGACTGGTAAGCCCAGTTATATCAAAGCAATGAACGCTATGAAATTTTACTCATTAGTACGTCAAATGGGTTTACAAGCTACTCAAAAAATTTATAGCAAAGCTCAATTTCATAAGTGCATCAACTCGCTTTTAGAATGCGAAATTAGCAAATCACACTTACAAAACCTTGCTAAGAATCCAAACGGTAAGGTCATTCCATTTGTACGCATGTTTGAACTCAAGATGTGCGATCAATTACCACAAGATTATCAATTACCAGTTTCACAATACACGCCTAAACAGCGTTTACATTTAGTTGCCTGAGGAGGCTTTAACCATGCAAGTTCAATTCAATACACGCACAATTTTACCAACTGCCTATAAGACTGAGAAAGACGGTGTAGAAAAGGTTTATCTATCTACAACTGTATTTTCACCAGTTCGCTATAACTTATCCGTTGGATCGGGAGTTATGCCAGTAGAACAGATTCAAGCAGTCCTTGTTGAATGTGCAGACAACGCCCAAGAAGTCGAAATTCAATTTGTAGAGTCACAAACAAAGTTTGGTGCACAGATGCAGATTTTTAGTGTTAAGCCAGTTGTTAAACCAAACCACCAGCAAGTTGCTAAGTGATGAAAGAGTTCGTATTTATTACGGTTTTAGGTCTTTGTGTGTTTGCATTGTTTGACGCTAAATGTTCAGAAATGCAAACAAGACATTACTTATCAATACCTTAATTATACCAACTTCGCATAATGTATAATATGTAAATAAATCAATAACTTAGGTAATAATAATCATGACACAACTACAAATTAAATGCAAGAAATGCGGTTGTGTCTTACCTAATCAAAATTCCTACTTCTTGCATTTTTACCAATGTAAGGGGAATAAAAATTGATCATTTGTGAATCACTACAAATTTTAGAAAATGCTCAACAGGTAGGTATTAACTGCATGTCAGTGAATCTGGATCAATATCTAGAACAGTACTTACCATTAGCATCAGTTTTTAAATTTGTGGGGCTTCAGTGGTCGATATACACCATGATTCTGGCTTACAAGTGGTCAGTTTATGGATTAAAAAAAGTCAAACTTTAGGAGAAACCTCATGACTTTTAAAAACGTAGAAGTAATTGAACAACAAGAAGTTCATAAAAAAACTTGGTTCCAAAAATTCAAATCAAAACTTGCGCCTGCCGCTGTTGCCACTGGTGTTTTAGTTGCATCAAATGCAAATGCTGCTGAAGGTTCAGCTATTCCTGATTTTTTGGCCCCAGCACAAGCCGCTTTAGGTGGTATCGGTACTAGCTTGGGTGCGCTTTTTGTTGTTGCAATCGGCATCACCCTTGTAATTATTGCTTTCACAAACTCTCGTGGCGGTATTCGTCGAGCTGGCTAATAACCAAGAAAAGGGAGTTCGCTCCCTTTTTTATATAGGGGTTCAGCATGTCAAATTTAATTCTTCTCATTACACTTTCTTTTTTTTCATATTTAATTTTTAAGGCATTACTGCCATGAAAACTATTTTTATTATTTTCTCTCTATTATTTTTTTCACAAGTAACGCTTGCAATTACGCCTGAACAACATTACATGAATCAAGAAGCAGCACGCAGAGAATATGCAAATGCAATGCAGCGTACTCACGACATGTTAGATCGCTCGATTGCAGCCGCCAATGATGGTAAAAATGTAACACAATCTGCTTCTTCTTCTATGAGTGCCTCAAGTGGCGGTAAAGTCACGGGCGGTGGTTCTGTTACCAAACCTATTAATCCATCAGGTGTTGCAAAAGCTATTGTTTCAAGACTCGACAAAGCCAAAGCACTAGGTAAAGCAACTTTACCTAGTTTCTTAGGTTCTGCTGCTGTTGCTGCATTAATTAAGGGTGTTGGATGGGTAATGGATGAGGGCGGTAAAGTAAGTAAGAAAGACGGTTCACTAGGTGAATATTATTGGGTTTCTAATAATGTTTGGTCTGATGGTGATCCAGTATGTAAAAGTCCTACAAAGTTTAATAATTCTGCAGATGCTATTGAAGAATTTGAATTATGTTTTGTTCAAAATGGTCTTAAAGATCCTTCATGTACTATTTCAACTTCTGATCGATATAATTGCATAGGATATAATTCTGCTGGTTATCTCTTAGATTGGTTTTCAGTTAATAGAATTAAAAATCAAAATTATGACCCTAATAATCCTAGCACTTCAACACCTGTTTCCAATTCTGATTTAGAGAATAAAATTACTCAATATATAACGAACAATACAACGAATAATATATCTAATACTATTATTAATAATGCTTACTCTTATGATGGTTCAAACGGTCAAACTATTGATTCTGCTAGTAATCAGTTAGCTAAAGATGCATCAAAAGACATTACAAATGCGATAGATAATTCAGTAAATAAACCGACTGACCCTAAAAGGCCTGGTTATTACAAAATCACTGATGGTACCAAAACTGTTGAGGGCTATGTAACGCCTGCAAATACTGCAACAGATACAAAAACAGATTCTACAAGTACAACAAAAAATCCTGATGGTTCTACAAGTACAACTACTGGTACTGGTTCATCGGAATCTCTATTACCTGCATTTTGTGATTGGGCAAGTGTTGTATGTGAATGGATAGAGTGGACTAAAGAAGAACCAGAAAAAGAAGAAGAACCAGAAAGACCGGAAATTGATGACCAAGGTATTTTCTCACGCGCTTTTGATACTGTTTTTTCACTTTCGAAACAATGCCCACCAGACGTTCCATATGTATTAGAAACTCAGTATTTTAAGGGAAGTTTCACAATTAGTTTAAATTGGCTTTGTGTGATTTTCACGTTTCTCGGTTATCCGCTTCAACTCATTGCTCATTTAACAGGGCTTTGGATTTTATATGAAACGGTAGTTAGAAAAGAAATTAAGTGGTGATTACATGTTTAAAAAATTATATGAAGTATTAAAAACGATATTAACTCAATTTTCTGGAACAAGTTATGTTCGTCTAGCTGCGGCTATGGCTATTATTATTCCTTTAGTTTTAGCAATGTACACTTATTTAGATAAAGTTATTTTTGATTCAAAAGCGGCTCTTTATAATATTGCAAATTATTCAAATGAGGGCTTCCCAGTAGGCTCGTATTTTTTGGCTTATCTAGGTGTAGCACAATTTGATACGTGCTTAACCATCATTTTTGGATACATTACAACTGCTGTAGTTTGGTCATTTACAACAGATTTACAGCCTGCGTTAGTTGCGGGTAGAAAGAAATGATTAACTTTTTATCAGCGACTCCGGGTTCGGGGAAATCTCTACTAGCAACAGAAATGATGCTAGATTTATCAAGAGATAACATCGCAAATTTAAAACATAATTATTATTATGCTAAAGCTTTTTTTGAGAAAATTGCTAATTTAAAACTTCAAGAATATCTTGATTTAATACTAGTTACTAAAGGTCAAGGTTTAGAAAGAACATCTGAAATTATATTTTTAGAACCTGATTTTTTTGATTTCTTAAAAACTGAATATTTTATTAATGTTATTAGTAATCCTCAGACTGACGATATTGTTAATAACTTCCCAGCATATTATTTTGAAAGAATTTCATTATTAAATCTGATTATTGAAAACATTAATGTCAATGAAAATACCAAGTTTCAGGGTTTTAAACCTGTCCGCACTATTTATACCAATATTGCCGATTTAAAGCTTGTCCAGTGCCGTCCTTTGCCACCTGATTGCGACTGGAGAAAGACGCCTCAAGGTTCCTATTTTGTCATTGATGAAGCACAATTAATTCCAATTTTTTCAGATGAAACAACTAAAGCAGACCCGATTGTTAAAGAGCTGACAATCCATCGTCATAAGGGTTATGATTTTTTATTCATCACTCAAGAACCATCATTTGTTCATAAATACATCAGAAAATTAGCCAGTATGCATATACATCTAGTCAATATTTTTGGCTGGGAACAATCAATGCGTATGGAGTGGTCTGTAGTACAAGATTCACCGAATGCAATCAAATCAATTGCTCGTGCTGAAAATATAAGTCGTTGGAGATTTCCAAAGCACGTTTACAACTTGTATAAATCATCAACGATGCATACTCGTAAAAAACGTATTCCAAAGAAAATTGTTATTTGTCTTGTCCTTGCGGTTCTATTTTTTATCATCGCCATGTTTCTTTTATCTGGTACTGGTAAAAATCCACTTGTATCTACATTTACTGGAGATAAAGCATCTTCGACATCTCAGGAATCTAAAAAAAATGAATCAACATCAAAACAACCAGATAAATCAAATCCTAATCAATTACCAGCTTCAAGCCCAACAGACCCTACGCAAGTTCAAAATCAAAATGAAAATCCTGCTAGTGCTCCAGTTGTTGATTTTGTTTCATCTTCTGAGCCTACTTATGAAGTATCAGATCCATTCGCTTTTAAACCTAACATTACCCCTAATGTTGTCAATAGCCGTACTTTTAGCGGTTGTTTTTGTACGAAAAATTCATGTTCAGCATATGACCAACAGGGAACAAAAATTGACGGAATTGATAAAAAAGTCTGCAAGGACCTTATGCACGACAGTTCAAGACGACCATTTGATTATTTCAATGCAAAAACCAATCAACAGACTTCACCTAGTCAAATACAACAACAGCAGCCTCAATCAACTCCTAGTAATGTACCGCCACCAGCTCAGATCGCAAATAATCAAGTAGATAGCCGACTTGAAGCTAAGACAACAAACGGGGCAAATAATTTAGCAAGTTTTAGTGCATTTTAAACGAGTGTCTACGAGTGACGAGAAGCAATTAAAACATTGAAATTTCTTCTCTTTGATTACAAGCTCCCTTATGATCTTAATCTTTATTTTTAGAGCGTCCGTAGGCGCGAACTGATAATTATGGAATTCAAGACAGCGTTAGAATATTTAGAGGAATTAGCAATAGAGGTTGTGAACAATAGGTTTAATGATAAAGGTTCTGAACTTTATAAATCTTTCTTTGCTGTTCTTGATGCATTTAAAAATTGTGGTGTTTATAAAGATCTTGATGAGTTTGATAAGGCTTATTTAATCGCAGATCAAATTTATAAACTTTATAATAGTTGAGGTGTTTGCTAATGGATTACTTGGTTGGAATGATTACTTTTACACTTTTATTTGGTTATTACAGTGTTAAATATTTATATATCTCGTTGTCTGATCAATATGAAGATTGATTTCGCATAATGTAACTGCGTGATTATGTTACTTGCACTGCAACTTTTTAAAATGGCATTTTCCCAACCAGAAAATGTCATTTTCGTTTTCGAGGATGCAGTACATTTAACATCAATCCGCATTATGCGATTTCGGTCTGTTCTGTCT